TTTTGGAGGCGACTTTTTAGATCCTGAAGGTCCAGCCCAATAGACTTTATTAGCCCAGTAAGCTGCTGACATTTTTCCTTTGGCGATATTGCGGGCGTGGCGTGCTTTAAAAGATTTTCGTGCCTCTGGAGAGTAGTTATGCCCCATTGAAGAGTCTCCAAAATGTATGACTCGCACTTTATCTCCTTCTTTTGCCAAGACCATGCCTTTTTTCTCTGCTCTGTCTGATCTTCGTGGTTTGTTGAATCCATCAAATGTTTTCCCTCTATAATTAATTTTTCCGCTAGGAGTCCGTTTTAATCCTGGAATCTTTGCCATCTTTATATCTCTTTTCTATCTCACAAATAATTTGCCACTGACGATGTGTCAATTGGGGATACTTTGTCTGAGCATTTATACAACCTAATATAAAGGATTTTTCAGCATCGGTCAATGACTGATTATCTAAAAAGTCCTTTAGTGGTTTCTTAATTCTTCTTATCATCTTTTGGGATATCATAAATAAAAGGGTCAAGCTTCATTATCTCTTTTTTCTTCTTTTCAAACTCACGATCAAACTTCCACATATGATACCTATCAAGCAACCATTTTAACAACATGATCATTTACCTCCGGGGTTACGCAAAGAGTTAATCTTGGCTCTTCGTCTAGATTGAATATGCGATGCTCAACACCGCTCTTAATTATATAACTCATGCCTTCTTTATAAGTATATTTTTTATCATCTTTAAATTCAATAAAACTATTATCAGTTTTAATAGAAGTAATAAAAGAAGGGCTAAAAGTATCTGTATCAGACTTATCAACATGCCAAGGTATTTGATTTTTACCACTTAGTATTGATAAGTACATAGTATTAATTTTTCCTATTTTATTTTGTCTTTTGATAGTCTCAAGCCATTTTTCTATTGTAGGAAAGTGTTTTAACATAGGCGAAGCTACTGAATCATGAATTAAGTCAAAAGATTTCCAATGAGGCACAAAGTACCTTTCTGCAAAAAGATGATTTCCAAGTTTATAGAAATACATCACTCGCTGTACATCAACTCCTTCAAGTTTATGAATCTTGAGCTCTTTGCAGTTTATCAAACTCTGCTCTCCTATTCTTTAACAAGGGTAAAAAAGGTATAGCACTTTTTTCAAAAACAATCGGATCATCTCCATCAATAGTCATGATAATAGCCACATCTTGAATTCCAGTACCGTACATCTCATTATGTGCGACAGCGTACGCACAGCCTTGAATATAATAGTCAGTGATTTGTTTCTGGTTCTTTTTCTTTTTTGATGTTTTAAAATCAATAATTGTAGGTTTACCTTTCCAAATACCGACCATATCAGTTCTACCTGCGTACCTATATTTATTAGACCAAAGAACTTGTTCTTGTCCCCAAATCTCTTCAACTCCGCGCTCTGTGGCTCTAATTAAATCACGACTCATTTGCCTTACGTCTAGCCTCTGATGTGTTAATTCGTCCCATACGTCTTCCCCGTTGAAATGACGTTCTGCAAATTCGTGAACTAAAGTGCCTCGATCTGTCGCTTCTTTGGAAACCCGTGCGGCTTCTTCTTCTCCTACTCGTTCTTTCCATTTCTGTAACCAAGTTTGATCTGAGGTTTTACCTAGAATAGTAGTAATAGATGGATAAGATCCATCAGGTGTATGATAAGTTCTTCCACTAGGTAGAGTATCAGTATCTACCTCAGTTATGTATTTGAACTTCTCTTTCATAATCTTCAACGGTATTGACAATCGGTTTTCCTTTCGCATTTAAGCTTGTATTAATTAGTATAGGATAACCATGTTGTCTTGTTATCTCTAATATTCTCCAAATATATGCATTCTTATTACGACTTATTATTTGAAGACGAGCTGATTTATCGTGAGTATTAAAGTTACCTCCAATAATATCAGCAACAAACAACATATCATAACTAGGCTGATAAATTTTAAACCACGTATCAGCTTCTTCTTCTTGGCATATAGGCGCATAAGGTCTCCACGAATCTGTATCACGCTTTTTAATTTGATTTAGCTTTTCTATGTTATCATCTGTGGGGATACATAGCAAGCTTCGATTTCCAAGCGCGCGAGGACCAAACTCTGCTCTGCCTTGAATAACTGGGACAATTTCCCCCTTAAGTAACCTAGCCGCTACTTCGTCAGTAGTAATTCCGTTATTAGCGCTTACCCCTAGATAAGCATTTTCCCAATTAGGTCTACAAATCAAAGCAGCAGCACCTAGAGCGCATCCAGCATCTCCTGCAGCAGGTTGTATCGCAATAGATTCAAATCCTGAATGTTTTTTAATATTAGTATTAGCTACACAATTGAGGGCGACACCTCCTGCATAAGCTAAATTTTTCATCCCAGTTTCTTCTTGTAGCCAAGTAGCTAAAGACAAAAGTACGTTTTCAGTTACACGTTGAACTGACGCTGCTACGTCCCAATCCAAAACGCCATAACCAACGCCGCGTTCAAAATTATGCAAGACAGTATAATCTCCATCTGCGTTCCAGTCTATAATTTTTTGATTTATCCAAGGCAGCCACTTAGGTTCTCCATAAGCAGCTGCTGCCATCACTTGAGACTCGTCAGAAAGAGGTTTAAGTCCCAAGAAACGAGTAGCACTAGAGTAAAATAAACCAATAGAGTTTGGATAAAGAAATCTTTTAATCCATTCAATTTTGCCTCCACGATAAACTCCTAAAGATGTTGAATATTTATTTCCGACAGTATCTACTACCATTACCGCGCACTCATACCAATCAGTCATAAGAATAGAACTCATAGCGTGGGCTTCATGATGATCTACTAGAATAGGTTGTGCTTTCGTTATTTTTTTAATCTCTGATTTAAAATCAGAATATGTAGATTCTTCATAAAAAGCAGCAAATTCAAAATCTTCCCACGCATTCTGTAACCACGATATAGTATTGATTGGAAATGAATTATCATATTTTTTACGAGTAAAGCGTTCTTCGTGAGAAGCTCCTAAAATATGAGTATCTTTTAATGCTGCTGCGGCACTATCGTGGTGATAGCAGCTGACTCCTAGTATGTTCATCAAAGTACCTATTAAATATTGAGGTTAAATCTTTTTTAGTTTTACCTAAGTAGTTAGGAGAGCTTACAAAATCCACAAAAGCCCATCTGTAATTATCCACTACCGGCTGAATTCTATGAACCATAAAACAAGGAAAATACATGGTTTTGCCTGGTTTAGGGTATATTCTAGCTATTATCTTATCGGGTTCTGGTGCAGAAAAGTCTGTCTGTAAAACTCTCTCATTTTTCGGATTCCAAGTACCTATTTCAAAAGGCTTACCCTCAGTAAGATAAACAATATGCGTCCAAAAACGACTTGCTCTAGAAGAAGTAAGTCTCCCATGAGAATAATCTAGGTTATCAAAATGCCACTCATAACCTTCTCCTGGTTTTAATAAAATTGCAACTTTATCGGCTACATCACATCTCCACTGATGCCCGTACCTAGTATAGTTTTTAGAGCAATAGTCTACTAACTTTGTAGAACTCTTAGCTATTGATTCTGAGAACCCGACAGTAACTGCGTCGGCCCATTCTGGGTCAATGTAATCTTCCATCTATCATAAACCTCTTTAGCAAGTAAGGGTGCAAATGCAAAATGCCCTTTTTGATTCATATGACCTGCATATCCAGCATACTCACCCTCTTTCTTTGCAAAATCTCTTAAATATTGATTCCATATGCAAGGATGCCCTTGTATCAACGGATCTTCTATAACACAGGGGCGATAAATAGGAACAATCATAAGATTGTCTGGAGTACAAGTGTTTAAAACGGATAATACAAATAATACATGAGTACGCCAGTACCATTTTAGTTTGGTAAACTTTTTAAACCAAAGTTTCCTAGTCAAGTCCCCCCAAGGGTCTTCTGAACCATACGGATAGGGTAATAAATATTTATGCTCACCTGTAGGGTCTGCTCTGTGGTGATGCCCCACTAACCAGATAACCTTAAAATCCTTGACAAGTTCGTTTCGTATGATAAAATCAGCTTGAACATCTATACTGGCTCCAGTTTCTTCCCAGCGATTTTTTAAGCCTAGTATGTCAAATACCGTAAAGTTGGCCTCATCATTTTGCATAGACCAAGAATTACCCATAACAAAGATTTCATTATTAATGTACATAGTAACCTGCGGAGATAGTTTTACAAAAGGCGAAGGCCTTGAGAATAGTTCTCAAGCATATCCTTACCAACTTCAAAAGTTATTAAAATCTGATAAATTAACTAATCTTTCTCAAAGTGGTGCATCTGAATACCTTATTACAGCACAAGTTGAGGAAGCTGTCAAGTTAAAACCTGATTTGATTGTAGTCGGCCATACAAGCGAATATAGGTGGCAAGTATGGGACGTAAGAAACAACATAACTCAAGGATTCATAGTCGCGAACCATGTGATTAAAAATGAAAAGTACTATAGAAACTGGATACTCTCTGAACAAATTTTAGCTAATCGTAGGTCAGAGGATAAAAAGCACCAAGCCGCGTGGCACGCAGCTGGAATGTTATATTACTCGGATGAAGAGTTAGTAAGAAGGCTATGGAGTGGGGCAGTAGCGAAACAAATATTATTGTGTCAACGAGCCAATATACCAATGATACATCATTGTTGTTTTCCCCACCTACACCCGCTTCTAGAAGAACTAACCGATGACTATGTAAAATTTCATCTAGACTTAGAAAAGCACGACGACTTTGCCCCCGATAACTCTCATGCAGGGGCAATTAGTCATATGAAATTAGCAACACTGCTTATGAGCAAGCATCTACCCACTCTTTAATTTCATCCCATTTTTCCTCTTCTTCTTCAAGAGAATTTTTGCGAACAATAGTGGCTACTTTAGTGATAGTAGCGACAGGTAAGCCATATTCAGTTTTAATGTCCTTTTTTAGCTCTGCAATAGATTCTCGAATAGATTCTGCTTGAATCATCAAGTCTACGATGCGTGAAATTTCTTTACGTACTTCTTGTTTTAGTGCTGGTTCCATTTTATTCCTCAAAGTTAAAAAGGTTGAAGTCTGTCCAATAGCGATCTGCTATTAAACTTTTTTGACTACGACTGAGAGATATTTCCATGTTAGAAACATTAGCTCTTTCTAATGTACAACCATGAGTTTTTAGCAAATGTGTTAGGCTAAATAAATCTTCGTCAAAGTCATATATTAATTTAGGTATTATAATAAAATTATCAGAACATAAGAAGCGATAAATGGGTTGAAAATGGTGATTACAGTCTTCTAAATCACGCTCATCGAGTAAATAATGTAAAAAATAATTTAGATTATGAACTCTCGATAAATTTATATTAGGATCTAATTCTAAACAGCGTTCAGTGTCCCGGAGAGCAAAATGTTTATATAAGGCTAACAACCTGCGATAAGGAGAGCGAACAACTGAAATATTAAAGTTACCGTTAACTTCTGCATAACTCGGTGTTATGTAAGTTAAGTTTAAGTTGTGATGTATGTAGTAGTAATCAGTAGAAGACTCATCAAATATTTTTTGCTTTGCAAGTGCAGCTTTTACAGCCGTACAACCACATTTAGGAACTGCCCAATAGTTTAATTTGTAGTCTGTAAATTGAGTTATATTAAAGAATTTACTTTTATCATACTTTTTCATCCAAAAACTCCCTCAAGTCTAACACTCTATTTTCAAAGTTTTTTTGATTATGTAAAAATATAGGCTCACAGTCGTCTAACAAAGATTTCATTTCAGAACTACTTGATTCAATTACTTTTTTAGCCTCTATAAAAGCTCTCATAAAACGTTCATAGTCACTAGAAGTTTGATCATAAGTTTCATTAATCATTGGATGAAATGATTGATAACCTAGTTGATTGAACCATTTAAGTGTGTCTTTTTGTCCAATAACAACAAAGGGCTTTTTACAAGCTATATTTCGCCATATTTTTTCAGTTATTAAAGGCCAATCTATAACGTTATCCGAAAAATACGCTTCTATAACTAAGTTAAAATCTATCGCATCCATTGCTTTAGAAATAACTAAAAAATCGTCTGTAGTATGATGTTTACCAGAAGTAAGTGGTTCAATGTTTAAATCTTTTAGTCGTGAATCATTACAATCATTTTGTAGAGCTTTGTATGTCTCAGGAAGAAACTCTCCTTGAAAGTCAACACTTACTAAACCTTTTTTTAATAAGTCATTTTGCTCCAATAAAGTATTAATGAGTACAGCACCAATATGTTTATCTGTACGCTTATTAAGTAGTAAAAATCTTTTTTTAGGGTAATCAGGATCAACATTTTCTGGAATACCAGGCCATTCGTAATCTAAAGGAATATTGAATCTCAAATGTTTATTCTTACCTTTAGTTTCTAAAGTAAAAGTATTATGAGGGTCATACATATGCCTAGCACAGAAATGAAGTTCTAAAAAGCTAGGAAAACAGTGAATTCGATTATGATCTACAAATCGTTGATCACTAATATTTATATGTAATCTGTCGTTAGGAACTTGAGTGCAGTCATCTAAAGATGCAATAAGCTGTTCAAAGTC